TTTTATAGGATATGCTGAATACGCACGATATGCTATGTTTGAGCCACAAACTAAAGGTTGGGTAGAGGTTAGGTTGTCTTCTAAAGAACCTGACTATATAGTGCATAGAAAATGAAAAAAAGAATAATTAAAGATGAGGAGCATATAGTTTATGACAATATTGATGAACTTAGGCAGGTTATGCCAACACAAAGAATATATAAAGATTGGAGGAATGCTCCATTACTGTCTTGGATTTTAACAGATGATGGGCAGGTTTGTCAAATACTAGACAAGGGAGCATTAAACAATAGAGAATATATTCGCACAGCTATCGGTATGCATAATTGTGCTCCTTCTTCTAGAATTGAAGGAGAACTTAGAGAAAACATTTATAACTTCAATGGAGTAAACAGTAAAAAACATTTTAAAGAAAGAAAAGAACCTACTAAGCAAGAATTTTTATTTGCTAAGTATGTTGCTAAGGGAGAAGGGGTAGTCGACGCATATAAGCAAGCTTTCCCAGCAGCTAAATCAAAAGAGTATATTACTACTCAAACAAACTTATTATTAAAAACAAAAAGGATAAAACAGTTGATAGACAAAGAAATAGAAAAACTATTAGAAAAAGTAGAAGTTACACCTCAGTACTTGTTAGAAAAAACAAAAGAAATAGTAGATAAGGTAGATGTCAAGGATAATGATAAGCTAAATTCTATAAAGATACTTATGGAATTATCTGGTATGTTGAATAAAAAAGAGAAACAAACCGAATCTATTCAGTTATTTAGTGGATTTTCAGATAAACAATTAAAATTACTAGAAGGTGGAAATGTCAAAAAAATTGCAGAGCAAACAAGGGAAGTGCCTGATATGCCAGAAAACGATTGAACTACAACAAACTTACGTTCCAGTATTCGATATAGTATATGATGATATTGAAATAATACCTTCTGATAAATATATTAATATTAATTGTAGTTGTTTATCTGTATATAATGAAGATGCTGAATTAATAGGTTTAAACAAATCTTTTATTAGGGAGCATGGTGAAGCCTAGTATTACAGATAAAGAAGAGTTACTTTATAAAGCGTCTAAGGATTTAATACTGTTTGGTAAATTATTTTTACCAAATGATTTTTTACATAAATCCGAATCTCCACCTTTTCATTATGAATTAGGTAAAAAATTGATTAGTACAAAACCTGGAGCACGTATTTGTAATGTGCTTCCTAGAGGTTTTGGAAAATCAGTATTAATGAAGGCAGCTATTATGCACAAGCTGTGTTTTGCTTCTAAAGATGAACCACAGTTTATGGCTTGGGTTGCTGAAGAACAAGGTCAGTCTATTGACCATTTAAAATATATTCGTTCACATCTAGAAAATAATGACGCTATAAGACATTACTTTGGTAATATGTGTGGTGGAGACACAGGTAAGAGATGGACAGAAAAAGACTTAGTAACTAATAAAGGTCATCGTATAATTGCTAAAGGTACTTCACAACGTCTTCGTGGTCGTTCTGAGGTAGATGTAAGATATACAGGTATTATACTAGATGACTTTGAATCAGAGCTTAATACTAAAACAGCAGTACGTAGAGATGAGATTAAACAATGGATTGTTTCTACAGTATATCCAGCTTTAGAAGAAAGTCCAGGTAAAGAAGGATGGATATGGTTATCAGGTACAATCGTACATTATGACGCTTTCTTACAAAATATTCACGACGGTTGGCAAGAATCAGTCAAAAATAAAAAAGATTACCCTTGGGATGTTACATTCATTAAAGCTATAGAAGATGGTAAAGCTACATGGGAAGAACAATTTTCTTTAGATAAATTAAAAATAAAAAGACAAGAATTTATAGAAGCTGGTAAAATAGATAAGTTTGCACAAGAATACATGAATGATGCTAGAGATTCTGCATCAGCTACATTTCAAATGGATAAAATTAAATACCACAACTACGACTTCTTTACCGATGGACAATTTTGTTATTTAAAAAATCAAGAAGAAATGATACCTATATATGTATATCTTGGAGTTGACTTAGCTCATACAGCTACAAAAAGCTCTGACTACCAAGTAATAATGGTAATGGGTATAGATGCACAAAAAAACAGATATGTAATAGATTACTACCACGATAAGATACCAGCGTTTGATATGCCAGAACAAATTATAAAGATGGCTAAAAAATATGCTCCTATACGTAGGTGCTCAGTAGAAACTGTAGGTGCTCAAGAAATGGTAAGAGATATGGTAGAAAGAATGGCAAGAAAAGAAAAAAGATTACTTCCAGGTATTAAAATGGGTGTACGACCTCCACATGGTATTAAAAAAGAAGATAGACTTGAAATGTCACTAGGAAGTATTGTAAATAGTAAGAAACTATATTTAAGAAAACAACATACAGAACTTATAGATGAATTGTTTCAATTTCCAAAAGGAAGAAACGATGACTTACTTGATGGTCTATATTATTCTGACTTTTTTGCTAAACCACCTAGAAGTACTGTTATTAAAAATGATGAGTATGAAAGCGTAGATGATATGTTACCTAGAGTAAGAACTAAAATTAATTGGGTAACTGGATTAAAAGTATGAGATTTCGAGCAATTACTGGTAGTAAATTCTTTAGGGATATGGTATCTGACTATACACTAGAAGAATACCTTGGCTACTTAAAAAGGGTTGAAGGGTACAAAAATAAAGTAGGGGAAATATTTTATCCATACGATTCACCAGAAGGTGGATTTAAAACTATAGGATACGGATATAAAATTAAATCACTTTCAGAGCAAAATGCTTTAGATAAAGGTGGCATGACTGTTTTGGAAGTAGAGCAAACACTAGAACATGAAGCAATTCTTTCTTTAATGCACTCAAAGAACTATTGTGTAGCTAAGGGAATAAAGTGGAATAATGTAGATGACAGACTAAAGCACGCTTTAGCTGATTATTATTTTAATATAGGAAACTTAAAAAGTTTTCCAACTACATCTAAATGTTTAATGAACAATGATGTTAAAGGTGCTATAGAAGATGACCCAACAAGAGAAGGGTTTAAGCACTATGAAAGAGTATACAGAGACACAGAAGGTAATAGAAAACCTTTAGGTCGTAATAAAGAATTTTATAAAGAATTTTTAGAACCATATTTAAAAGAGGAAGCATAGTGGCAAAAATAGACAACATAGGATTATTAAGAAAGCTTTACAAAGCAGTAGATAAAAAAAGAAATCAATTTAATGATAAGTTTTCTTTATCAAAAGTTAACCACGATATAAATATGTACAATGTACAAAATAAGACAAACATACCTAAACCTTTCGGTGGTAAGACTGAGTATGATTTAAAAGCAGAAGCTGCAAATAAAAAAAATAACAAATCAAGGTAAATAATTATGTCACCAATTAAAGAAGACCAAAAAGCAAGAGATAATAGAAATTTATTTAGAAAGTATGCAGATGCTAGAAAAGATTGGGATGTAGAAGCAAGAGATGCAATAGATTTTACATTAGGTAATCATTATTCTGCAGCAGAGTCTGATTTATTACAATCTATAGGTCAAGCAGACTTTACAATAGATAGAATATATGCTGCTATAGATAAACTTAAATCTATTATGACTTCTAAGCCAGTTAAGTTTAGTGTTTTAGCTAGAGAAGATTCTGACACTAAAATGTCTAATGTATGGAAAACTTTATTAGAATACGTATACGATATTTCTGATGGACAACACCATTTTAAACAAGCAGTACATGACTATGCTACTACAGGTATGGGATATTTTTATGCTTACATAGACCCTGAAAAAGATTATGGTAGAGGTGAAGTAATGTTTACACATATTAATCCATTTAGGGTATATGTAGACCCTGCATCTAAAGATAGATATTTTAAAGATGCAGCTAATATAATATTGTCTACTATAATTACAAAAGAACAGTTATTAGATTTATATCCAGATGTAGAAGAATTTTTACCTAATATAGAATTACATGCACAAACAGATGTATATGACGACTATCCAGACTCTACTCAAAAAAACAGTCAAAAAGTATTTACTCCTGCTGAGGTAGATAGTAAAGATTATGATGGTGCTATTACAGATAGATATAGATTATTAGAACGATTTACTAGAGTAAAAGTTCCTTTTTATAGAATAGCTGATAATAAAGAAGGTTCTGAAATTATTATGAACCAAGAACAGTTTTTTATATTTGCTGAACAAAATGAAAGAGATATTGAATCAGGTAGATATGAATACGTAGAAATTTTACAAACAAGAATTAAAGTTACAGCATCTTTAGGTCAAGTATTATTATATGAAAATATATTAGATACAGACACATATCCAATTATACCTGTACCAAATATATGGACAAATACTCCATATCCTAAGTCAGATGTAAATAAAGTAAAAGATATGCAAAGACTTTTAAATAAGTTATTCTCTCTTGCATTAGCACACGCACAAACTTCTGCTGGACTAAAACTATTAGTTCCACAAGGTAGTGTAGAAAGTATTTCTCAACTTGAAAAAGATTGGGCTAATCCTAATGCTGTAATAGAATATGACCCTAGTTATGGAGAACCTCATTTTCCAGCTCCTCAAGCATTATCTGGAGAATTTTACGCACTAATTAGTCAATGTGAAAGATACATTGATTTAAATTTTGGTGTTCCAGAATTATTACAAGGATTGAAATCAGGTGCTTCTGATAGTGTTCGTGGCACTATGTTGTTAGCACAAATGGGAGAAGGAAGAGGAAATAGTAAATTAAGAGATATAGAAATGTCTTTACAACAACTAGGTAAAGTAGTTTATCAGTTATCTAAAGAACATTATACTTTTGAAAAGAGTTTTAGAATTGTACAACCTAATAATGACATTACAGAGTTTAGTGTAAATAATAGAATGTATGACGATAAAACAAATGAGCTATTAAAAATTAAAAACGATATTACAGCAGGACAATTCGATGTAAGAGTTGTTGCTGGTTCTACAATGCCTTCTAATAAATATGCAGAATATCAAATGTATATGGAAGCCTATCAAATGGGATTAATTGATAAAGTAGAAGCATTAAAGAAAACTGAAATATTTGATAAACAAGGTGTACTTGAAAGAACTGGAGAAGTACAAAGAATGCAAAGTATTATTGGTCAATTACAAGACCAAATAAAAGTTCTTAGTGGAGATTTACAAACTGCCCAAAGAGAATCAATGAGTGACAGAAAACGTGTAGTTGTTGAGAAGTTTAAAACACAATTAGGCAAATCTGTTACTAACGCTGATGCTCAAGTTAGAATCGACGCTGAGAAAGAAAAACAGAAACAGAAACAACAGGTGCAGGCTGGTATTGATTCATTAATGTCTGAGGATATTGGTGGG